CCCCCCTTACCCCTATTCTTATTAGGCAGGCTTCCGGACTTATTAGGGAATTCTGCGAATGGCATATCTACCCGCTTATTACTGAGACTAAGAGGGTAGATCATAAGGGTGGGCGGTTTATTAAGCTTCCCACGTTGATGCTTCAGGATGAGCCCACGATCGAATACCTCGGTAACGAGCGTGTGGTCCAGGAATGGTCTGAAGCCGGTATGTGTAGGCTGAGTGATCCACTGCCTGCTGCTATGGGGGCTATACAGGCTACTATGACTCATGGCTATAGTGAGCTGCCTGCTACTGTGGAGGTTGTTATGGCGTCGATTATTGTAGCTTCTATGACTGCTCCTGTAGGTATTAACCAGGCAGCTGTGGGTTCAGTATCGAGTACGTTTGAGGTTCCTGGTGGGGGTATTCGATTGAGCGCTTATGCTAAGCGGGCACTCGATGGCTTTAGGTTGGTGTATCGCCCTTGAGCTTTCCTTTTCTGACTAATGGTTATATCTGGGTGGCTCGCTTGCAGGATAGGTATGATGACCGCGGTAACCTGACTCAGGATCAGGTAGCTAAGGAATTCACTATCCAAGGCTGTTCTATTCAGCAACCTAGTGCTACTGAGCTAGCTGGGGATAGGCAGGGTGATGGTCAGTGGACGTACACGGTGTACGCTCCACTGACTGCATCCGTACAGGCTAAAGATCTTGTCATCCTGAGTTGGGACCACAAAGGTACGCCGGGAGAATGGTTTAACAAGACTACGCCTGTGTATAGAGTCTCAGGGGTTCCCGGTGTGTGGTCTTATGATTACCTCGGCCTGAGCCACCAGGTGATTAAGCTTGTGGCGGTGGACTGATGCTTGAGAAGCTCGAGTTCCATGACGAGGGTTTCCAGGCAATGCTTAAGTCTGATGAGGTAGCTGGGGTATTGAACGATATGGCCCAGAAGATATGTGACCAGGCTAATGACAATGCTGGCCGCGATGATGCCTTCGAGTGGTCGGGATATGTGGGCCAGACTCGAGCTAGGGCTACGGTGAGGCCGGCTAGCTTTTATGGGGCTAAGTCAGAGGCTGACGATAAGACTCTGACTAGCGCGTTTGGGAGTTACACTCATGGGTAATTTTGTAGCTGAATTCCCTGACGCTGAGACCGCGTTGATTATGGGGCTGAGGGCTCACCTACAGGGAGTACCTGTCAGGGGTCAGGCACTGCATCTAGGTGAACGTCAGTGTGTGGTTAAGGCTACTAGTTCTGGCTCGCGCTTGGACCCCCGTAGGACTCGCCATCAGTTGACGGTGACGTGCTGGGGCAAAGACAATACTGATATGCAGTTCGCTTTCGACCTGGCAGCTAAATGTCTTAACTGGGTTGAAGAGCGCCCCTACTACGGGCATATGGGTAAATACCCTTGCCATAAGATAGACATTGTGGCCTATCCTTATCATGATCCTGATCCAGGGCAGTCATCTGGTGGGTCAGGGATATCTCGATATACTTTTACATTTCGCGTAATTCTAGCAGGAGTTAATTAATGGCTGTTAATAATAAGAACGTACTTGCAGGGCGTCCGGATCAGGCAGTGACGGGGGCTATCCTATCGACTACTACTCTGGTTACTACTCTTCCTAGTGATCTGTACAATCTCAATCTGGGTGACCTTAAGATGACTGACTCGGGGTATGTTAGTGACGCTGGTCTAACTCTGTCGGTTAAGCGTTCAACTAACGACATCAAAGACTGGTCTCAGTCTGTGGTTAAGAAGATCCTGAGTGAGTTCTCGGGTTCCATTAAGTGGTCTCACCTTGAGGTTTCAGAGGGCTCGGCGAAGAACTTCTTTGGTGAGAGCAACGTCACGGTCACCCCGAAGACGACTTCGCAGGGTACTCGCCTGTTGATGAAGCTTCGCGCTGATGAGCTGCCTCACAAGACCTGGTGCTTCCGCATGAAGGATGGTGACGCTAAGATCATCATCTGGGTGCCTGACGGTCAGATCACTGAGGCTGACGACATCACGTTCGCTGCTAGTGACGCTATCAAGTTGCCTGTGACCCTGACTTGCTACCCTGATGCTCAGGGTAACTCGCTGTACATCGCCACTGATGATGGGGTGACTGGGGCGTGAGCAAGGTCTTTCAGCTTGACGGACCTAAGGCTACGGACAATTTCAAGTTCCGTATGCCGGGGTCCAAAGTTACTCACGAGTTGCCCTCCCTCCAGAAGCTGCCTGTGGGTATCCGTAAGCGTATGGGTGATCTGGCTGGGGCTATCCAGGCTCAGCAGGAGCGAGGTAAGAAACCTACTAGCAAGCAGGCTTCGGACTTGCTCGACTTCCAGCTTGATTTGCTTGAGCACTACGCTCCGGGCATTACAGATAAGCTCGATGACGACATGTTCATGGCGCTGATGGAGGCGTGGAAAGAGCATTCCGAAATTAGTATGGGGGAATAGTAGGGCTAGTGGGTGTTTGGCATAATCACCCACTAGCCCTGGAGCGTGAGCTCATTGGGCTAGGTTTGAGGTCCCGTCAGGTTGGCACAGATGAGCTGACCTGGCGGGACCTCCAGGCTATAGTCAGCCATGCTGAGCCAGGAGGCCCACTAGCTAAGGATCTCGGGTATGTGTGGACCACAGACGGCTACATGTTAGCGAATATCTATGACGTCTTAGCAGGGGCTAACTGGCAGCGGTCTGGCAGGTCTAGTGAGCCTCCGCCTAAGCCCATAAGGCGGCCTAATGAAGTTAGGGATGACGAACGTGCATTTGGGTATGATCCCATCCCTCTAAGTGAGTTTGATGATTGGTGGGATAGTTAATGGCTTCTGTTGAGCTAGCTACAGGTTACTATCAGCTAGTGCCTTCGATGAAAGGCAACAAGGAAGCTATCGTTGGAGAGATTACTGGTGCTGTAAACGAGGGCTCCGATAAGGCTGGCAAAGAAGGCGGGGCTAGGTTATCTACTAGGTTGGCTGAAGGGCTTAAAGGTAGCTCTCTTGCAGCCCTCGGTGCAGGTGTGGCCGCTGGTATTGGCGCCGCTCTCTACAAAGTTGGCGAGACTTTCGATGAGGTCACTGATACTATCCGCACGGGTACGGGCGCCACGGGCGAGGCTCTCGATGGTCTAGTTGATGTTGCTAAGCGTGTGGGCTCTACTACGCCAGCTGAGTTCTCCAAGATAGCTCCTGTCGTCGCTGACCTTAATACCAGGCTTGGTCTAACTGGTGAGGACCTCGAGACTGTGGCTAAGCAGGTTCTTGAGGCTGGCCGGTTGCTGGGTCAGGATGTGGATATCAGCAAGACTACAGCAGCGTTTAGTGCTTTCGGTCTTGAGGCTAAACAAATCCCTGGAGCTATGGATGATCTGTTCAGGGTCAGTCAGGCTACTGGTTTAGGCTTCAATGACCTGGCTCAGAAAACTGCCCAAGCTGCGCCTACAATGAAGGCTCTTGGATTCGGGTTCCAAGACACAGCAGCGATGATTGGTGCCTTTGATAAGGCCGGTTTGAATTCAAGCCAGATTATGACCTCCATGACTAAGGGCTTGACCACGCTGGCTAAGTCCGGCGAGGAGCCCAAGGAAGCATTTAAGCGGGTTACCGGAGAGATCGGTAGCTATATCCAGTCAGGCAATGAAGCTGCCGCTCTTAAACTGGCTAGTAAGCTGTTCGGCACTAAAGGTGCAACCCAGTTTGTGGAGGCTCTGAAGCAGGGCAAAATCGGCGCTGAGGACATGATGAAGTCCATCGGCGCTACTGACGACACTATTCTCGGTGTGGCAGGTGAGACTTCTGACTTCGCTGAGAAGTGGCAGATTGTTCAGAATAATGCTCAGCTCGCCTTGGAGCCACTGGGCTCAGCGGTGTTCAGCACCTTGGCTGATGTCTTGTCAGCTATGGCTCCTACTCTTCAGGATATAGGTAACTGGCTGAAAGAGAATACCTGGGCGTTTGGAGCTCTGGGCGCGGCTATTGCTGGTATCTTGATCCCCGCCTTCGTTACTTGGGTAGCTGGTATCTGGGCGTCTACGGCAGCTCTTCTTGCCAGCCCTATCACATGGATTGTGGTTGGTATAGCCGCTCTTGCTGCTGGGCTTGTCCTCCTGATTACCAACTGGCAGGCTGTCAGTGACTTCATTGGCGGTGTGTGGAACGCTACTGTGGAAGGCGCTGGGACACTGTGGAATGACTTCGTCAGGGGCCTGACGGAGTTCGCCACAGGTATTGGTCAGTGGTTTATGGAAGGTCTAGCTGGGGCTGGGCAGCAGATAGCTGAATTCTTTGCTGGCCTGCCTCAGATGATCCTAGATGGCCTTGCTGCACTTGGCGAGGTTACCTTGATGATTGTGGGCTTCTCTATAGGTATCTTCGCTGGCCTGATTGTGGGCTTCGTACAGTTCCTGGGGTACATTCCAGGATGGCTGGCGTCTGTGGGCGAGTGGCTGATGTCTCTTCCCGGCAAGGTACTTGAATGGCTCGCTGGTCTGGGTCAGCTTGCTGGTAAAGCTGCCGAGTGGTTTGGCGGTTTCTTCCAGAGCATGGTCCGCAAGGGTGGCGAGATTATTGAGTGGGTTAAGCAACTGCCAGGCAAGATCATTGGTGGTATAGCGTCACTGGCATCAAGTCTTCCACAGAAAGCTTCTGAGGCATGGAGTGGATTCCTGAGGAAAGCCCAGGAGCTTGGCGGCCAGGTTGCTGAATTCGCGCGCTCACTGCCAGGTAAAATCACTGGGGCTCTGGGTGACCTAGGTAGCTTGCTGGTTAGGTCCGGTGGAGCTCTCGTGGATGGCTTCTTGCGAGGTATCCAGGGGGCGTGGAATTCACTTGTGGGCTGGGTTAAGCAGGGTATGGATTGGTTGCGTGGTCTGTGGCCTTTCTCTCCTGCTAAGTGGGGGCCTTTCTCTGGTAAAGGTTACGTGACTCATTCTGGTAAAGCGATCATTAGGGACTTCGCTGATAGCCTCAAGAATGAGCAACCTTACCTGCTTGATTCAGCTAAGAGCGTCATGGGAGACTTTAGGGATAACTTCAGTACCAATTTGAATGGCGTTCAACCTGCTTATGCAGGAGCTAATGCTGGAGGTAACACCAGCAGGGTCAATGTCAATGCCTATAGCAGCGACCCGTACGCTACTGCTGAGGAAGTCGCAAGGCAGCTTAGGAGATTGATGTGAAAGAAGTCACGTGGAATGGCCACGTGATCAATGGCGGGGACTGGGTTGTGAGTGAGTGCAAGCTCTTCGGCTCAGCCCCTGCCGTTGCGCAAAGTGGCCCGCGTGTGGGCTATGACGGTACATGGCGTACTAAAGCCTTTCATGGAGCTAAGTCTGGGGCTATCAAGGGCTATTATGTAGGACAGTCTCTAGATGATGCTGAGGAAGCTATGGA